AGATTTTACTTCTCAGTATCGCTCAAGTGGAGAACAACGTAGAGATCGGATTTATGAATCAACAGCAGTCCGTGCCTTGGTCCGAGCAGCATCAGGTCTTCACAATACATTGACATCGAATACAGTTCCCTGGTTTGCTTTGGAAACCGAGGACTCTACATTGATGAAAGACCGGGAAGTTCAGATCTGGCTGGAAGAAGCAACCAAGCGGTGTATGTCAGTTTTCAACTCTCCTCAGAGTGGTTTCCACAGTTCGATGCATGAATTTTATCTGGATCTCGTTGCCTTTGGAACAGGATGCATCATGGTGGTGGATGAACCTCCAATGGGTCCAATTTTCAGATCTTATTTCCTTGGAAACGTCTTCATTGCAGAAGATAAATTCGGCAGAGTTGATTCTGTCTACAGAACATTTTTTGACACAGCACGATCTCTCTATCGGCAATTTGGAAACTCTTTATCCGATGGAGTCAAGAAGGCAGCAGATTCCTCTCCCTTTGATCGGTTTGAAATCCTCCATGCAGTGCGGCCAAGGTCCAAATCAGGAGACAAAGGTAGTAAACCGTTTTTATCAAATTACTACGAATTGGCATCAAGAAAGGAAATCAAGAAAGGAGGTTTCGAAGAGAATCCGTATATCGTTTCCCGGTGGCAGAAGAACTCGATGGAGGTCTATGGACGAGGACCAGGGATTGAAGCATTACCTGATGTCCGGATGATCAATGAGATGGAAAGAGTTGGACTGATTGCGCTTCAGAAAGTGGTCGATCCTCCACTCTTAGTGCCAGACGATGGATTTCTTTCACCAGTAGTGACCCGTGCAGGAGGATTGAACTACTTTAGAGCAGGACTCGGACCCCAGGACCGAATCACTCCACTGGTCACCAATGCAAGAGTAGAACTCAATGAAGCAAAAATGGGTCAAGTCCGACAGGCAATAGAACGGGCCTTCTACATCGATCTCTTTGAAACTCCAGGTCCAGTTGCCCCGGATGGAGATGTACTTCGTTTTTCAGCAACAGAGATTGCAGCACGTCAGAGAGATCGCCTTTCAGTGCTCGGACCCATCGTTGCCCGTCAAGAGGTCGAATGTCTCGGACCCCTCGTTTTGAGAACAATGTCAATCATGGTCCGTAACGGTTCTTTACCAGAAGCACCACAAGCACTCCGAGAAGCAGAATTCAAGCTGGCATATTCCAATCCGGTTTCAATTGCACAAAGATCTGGAGAACTAGCTTCGATCTCTCAACTGATTCAGTTTTTAGTACCGTTTGCCCAACTCGATCCCACCGTGATTGAACGTTTTGAAACCGGAAGAGTTGCAGAATTAGCTGCAGAGATTTTGAAAGTATCTCCGAAAGTCTTTAGGACTCAGGCAGAACAGGATCAGAAGAAAGCAACAGAACAACAGGAACAGCAAATGATGCAGGAAATGCAACAGGCTCAACTGGTAGCACAACAACAGTCTTTGGTTTCACAGGCCCGTAAGGATGAGTCAGTAGCAACCTTGAATGAGAGCAAGGCAAATGCTCTTTGAGAAGAAACGTCAGGCTGATTACAGAAGAGTCTTCAATACTCCAGAAGGTGCAAAAGTTCTGGCAGATCTTTGTCAGAGGCATTTTATTTTTAACACAACCCATGTACCCGGTGATTCGATAGCTTCTGCATTCCAGGAAGGTCGGAGATCAGTGGTCATGGATTTAATCAAATATCTGAGGACCGATTTAGAATCCTTGGAAACACAAATGGAACCTCCCTATGACCGAAGAGACCGTTGAAAACACCGAGGCAACCGTTGCCGAAACCGCCATGGCGTTTGATCCTAGATCGTTGCCAGAAGACTTAGCAAATGAACCGTCTCTCCGTAATTTTGATGATGTATCGAAGCTAGCGAAGAGTTATGTACACCTCGTTAAAATGCGAGGAGTCCCAGAAGATCAGTTAGTCAAGTTACCCTCTGACGGTAATTACGATGAGGTCTACAACAAGTTAGGCAGACCAGCAGATCCAGCAGGATATGAAATTGATATTTCCAATGATTTGAACAAAGACTATGCAGAGAATGCTCATAAACTGGGGTTATCCAAAGACCAAGCAAGAGAGATCTACAATTGGATATCTAGCAAGCATCAGCAGCAGGAGTCCCAACAGAAGGATCTGTATCAAGAGCAGGTTCGACAGGGAGTTGATTCTCTGAGAAAGGAATGGGGGAACAATTTTGATGCTGAGACTCAGATAGCCAAGCAGGCTTTCCTTCAGTTAGCAGATGCAGAGATGGTACAGACCATGGAAGAGTCTGGATTAGGAAACTCTCCACAGATGATCAAGTTGTTCAACCGAGTCGGACAGATCCTCAAAGAAGATGGGATGCTTCAAAATGATGTAGCCTTTGGAGACAGTGGAGGACGGGCATCAATTCAAGACAAACTGGACAAGATCATGGATTCAGAATCTCCGTATTGGGATGGGATGCACCCGGATCATGATAAGTTTGTAACAGAGGCACTGAAACTTCGGGAAATGCTGTTATGACGGAAGAAGAAAACCTTCGACTAGAATGCTTGCGTATCGCAGTGGAAAACGGTACAGTGGCCGATATCGGTAACCCCATTGAACTTGCTGATAAGTATTACGAGTGGGTGAAGAAACCCACCAATCCCCTCATGCAAAATAAGGAACGGAAACGGATAACCAGATCCTGACCCGTACTTCTTCTGCTTCCTAGCCCGGAACCCTGATCATAGGACAACTCCAACAATAGGCATGAGAATCATTCTCATCGAGTTGGATATGTCAAATCAAGTAACAACGGCATTTGTACAAATGTACTCTGCCAATCTGCAGCATCTGTCGCAGCAGAAAGGATCTCGGCTCCGAGGTCTTGTCCGCAATGAAGCAGTCCGAGGAAAATCTGCTTTCTTCGATCAAATCGGTTCCCAGGTAGCATCCGTTCGGACTACCCGTGGAGCTGATACCATCCTCAACGATACCCCACACGCACGAAGACGAGTATCTTTGGCTGACTACGAGGTCGCAGATCTCATTGATGACCAAGATAAACTCCGCATGATCGTTGATCCGACCTCCACCTATGCTCAGGCTCAGGCTTTTGCTATCGGAAGAGCGATGGACGATGTGGTCATTAGTGCGGCAACCGGAACAGCCTCTACTGGAGAAACTGGAGGAACCTCGGTAACGCTATCGGGCTACAACAGTGGTTCTCAGATTGTAGCGGCAACCGTTCGGGCATCAGGTTCTGGAAGCACAGGATTAAACATCGAAAAGCTTCGTCAAGCTAAGTTCTTGATGGATAACGCAGATGTCGATCCTTCTATTCCCAGAGTTCTTGTTGTCGGTCCAAAGCAAATCCAGGATCTACTAGCAACCACTGAGATCACCAGTTCAGATTTCAACACAGTGAAAGCTTTAGCTCAGGGCCAAGTTACTGATTTTATGGGCTTTAATTTTGTAACATCTACCAGACTGTCTTTAGCCAGTAGCACAGATGTACGAAGTTGCTTTGCCTATGCAGTCGATGGATTGCTCTTGGCAGTCGGTAAGGATCTTCACGTTCGGATCGATGAGCGTCCAGACAAGTCCTACGCAACTCAGGTCTATGCTGCGATGTCTATCGGGGCAACCAGAATGGAAGAGGACAAGGTTGTGCAAATCGAATGTGACGAATCACCATAAGGAGACTAAATGGCTACTACTCAGAAATCTACGGAACACACCAATGCAACGGCAGATCCCGTAGTTAATAATCAGTCTACTGAAATGCAAGGTAGACTACGAGTGATGTTCTTCACTCATGACCAGGATGGTGCAGGTGCTGCCCCGTCTTCTGTGGCACTTGGGAAACTTCCAGCAGGACGAGTTCGGGTTCTGTTGGGTCTTTCTCGGATGTATGTCAACTGGACTACGGGTTCAGCGACACTAGACTTGGGCTGGGATGCTTATACTGATGGAAACGGTGATGCTGTTGCCGCAGACTCAGATGGGCTAATAGATGGTCTCTCAGTCGATACTGCTGGCTACTTTAACATGGAAGGTGCTTTAGCCGGTATCAAGGCCAGTGGGGGAAGCTATGTTTTCCAATCACAAGGAGGAGTAGTCATCAGGGCAACATGTCCGGATGTCACGATAGTGAGTGGAGATGATCTGGTCGGTTACATCGTTTATGTGGCTGACTGATGAGTTCAGTAGTTCAGATTTGTAATATTGCGCTTACCAACATTGGTGAAACCAAGATTGCTAGTCTAACTGAAGAAAACGAGAGGGCCAGAGTTGTCAATCTTCGTTATGAAGACTGTAGGGACTCGGTCCTCCGGACTCATCGATGGAACTGTGCAGTCACCAGAGTAGAACTTTCAGCGGATGTCACTGCTCCAACTTGGGGTTATGCCAAACGTTTTGCTCTACCTGCTGATTGCCTTCGGGTGCTTGATATCGAGAACAACTATGAGAAGTATGAAGTAGAAGGACGGTTTCTGGTGACTGATAGCACTTCAATGAAACTGAAGTACATCAAAAAAGTAACTGATCCAACAGACTTTGATTCTCTATTGACTCATGCGATTGCACTGAAGTTGGCGTCTGAGATTGCGGAGAACTTAACTGGTCGAGCAGATGTACGGGACAGAATGTTGTCCAAGTATTTTCAGATACTCAGTGAGGCCCGTGGTGTGGATTCTCAAGAAACGTCACTGCCAGGTGAATTTATCGCTGATGATTTTATCAATGCCCGTCTAGTCGGTTCTACCTATCGAAGAGCTAAGTTTTCCAGTGAAGTCTAAATGAGAATTCAAGCACTTCAGTCTTCTTTTGCTGATGGGATGATATCTCCCAGGATGCAGGGAATGGTACAACTGGAAAGCTATCGATCTTCTTTGGCATTGCTAGAAAATATGGTGGTTCTCCCCCAGGGTTCTGTCACCAGAAGACCAGGGACGTTCTTTGCCAACAGCACTCCTTCCAATGCTCAGGTTCGCCTGATTCCGTTCAATCGGGGTCAGGGAACTTCTGTGGTTCTAGAATTTTCCAATAACAAAATCCGTTTCTATGCAAACGATGGAATC